GGGGGCAGAGATTACTTGAGTGTCTCTCCCTTTTTCCGGGGGTATGGATTTGCTGCTGTTGGGCCTTTGTTGGCGCTTGTCTTGTTGTGCCGTCGATTCAGTTCGACTAATAGATCGTCCTGCTCTTGCTGACTGAGCATTCTGTAAAGCGTGACAAGTTGTCCTTCAAAACCGTTCAACTGGCCGAACGACGGCGCAGGGGTTCCGATGAGCTTGTCTAGCTCACCCCTCGACAGTTGAAACATCATCTCCACCTCGCGTGCCAGTTTTTCGCCAAACGACTTTCTGCCTGACATTACATCAGACCAAAAGCTGACACGTTTTGGAGTCACGCCAGGAGTGCTGGCAGACAAGGCGGCTAGGTCGGTTGGGCCAATGCCTCTGTCATCAACTAACTTGTTAAGTGCTGCTAGGCGAATAGCAGTCGAATCGTTGGATGCCATCACGGTAGTACACCAAAGCGCTTTCACCGTCTAGTGTTGACGCGCTTTGACACCATATGGTGTAATCGCGGGATGGAACTGAAGCGATACCTCGACTCGATCCCTATTGACTCCCGCGAGCGACTTGCGTCTGACTGTCAGACCAGTTGGGCGCACTTGCGAAACGTCTCCTACGGTGACAAGACGTGCAGCGCGATCCTTGCCGCGCTCATCGAAGTTCACAGCGGCGGCGCGGTAAAGCGCTGGGGCCTTCGCCCAGATGACTGGCATCTTATCTGGCCCGAACTCATCGAAACAGACGGCGCGCCCATCTGTAAGTGGACGGTTTAGATGAAGTTGCATGTGCGCCATATTTGCATCCTGCTCTCATCGATTGGTGTAGGTAAGAGTGTCGCCGTACATAGCACGAAAGTGTCTAATGACTGCGCTGGTCAGTGACATTAATGATGCGAGGTCGGCGCAGTCCTACGCGCTGCGCTACATCCGGCTCGGGTGGTGGGTGTTGCCGCTGGACCCCGGCACCAAGAAGCCGTTAGGCCGACTGGTCCACAACGGGTTCAACGACGCGACAAACGACCCCGACACAGCACGAGCGTGGTGGTCGCAGTACCCGACAGCGGGCATAGGCATAGCACTTCGGAAGTCGCACCTAGTCGCCGTCGACATCGACCCTCGCAATGGGGGGATTGAAACGATTGACCAGCTTGAAGCGATCCACGGCCCGATTGTTTCGGACGTGCTGGCGCTCACGGGCGGCGGTGGGCAGCACATTGTTTTTAGTGCCCAACTGGTCGAGGGACTACCCGGCACGCTCGGCCCTGGCGTGGATCTGAAGTGCGACGGGTACATCGCAGTCGAGCCGACGCTGCACCCAAGCGGCAAGCGGTACGCATGGGATTCGGAGTCAGACCCGCTCGACGGTGTGGTGCCTTCGACGCTGCCCAACTGGATTCGGGACATGAGCCGCGCTAAGGCGACAGCGCCTGTGGTGGCTACCGTGGCCCCACCGATTGATTCCAGACGCGCCAACGACGCTTTGGCGGCTTTGAAGCACATCAACGCAGACCAGCGGGACACATGGGTTCGCGTTGGTGCCGCAATCCATAACGAGATGCCCACTCAGGCCGGGTTTCGGCTTTGGGATGAGTGGAGCCAGCGGTCTAGCAAGTACGACCCTCAGGACCAGATGCGCGTATGGCGCAGCTTTGTTCGCAAGGGGCTTGCAGGCGTCGGACTTAACACGGTGTTTGCTATGGCGCAGGAGTCAGGTTGGAAGAACACCGGATCGCTTCCAGTTTTCGCACCAGAGCCATCCCTCCTCTTATCCCTAGCCCAACTCCAACAAGCCTCTGCCTCGATTACCTGGAGTGTGAAGTGGGTTATTCCAAGCGACTCCATCGGCGTGCTGTTCGGCGGCAGTGGCACGTTCAAGTCATTTATTGCCCTTGACTACTGCCTACACGTCGCGCATGGCCTGAATTGGCTAGGCCGCAAGACCAAGAAGGGCGCGGTCATCTTCATAGCAGCCGAGGGCGGCGCTGGCCTGTGGCGCAGGGTCGAGGCTTGGCACAAGGCCAGAGGCTTGTCGTGGCAAGGCATCGAGTTCTATGTCGTGCCCGTCGCCCTGGCGCTGCTGACTGACTCCCCCCGCGTAGTAGAGGCGGCGAAGGCCATCGGCGTGGTCCCCGCGGTCGTCACCGTGGACACGATGAGCCAGACGTTCACGGGCGAGGAGAACAGCGCCAACGAGGTGTCGGCTTATCTGCGTGCCATCGGCAATGCGTTCCGCGCTTTGTGGCACTGCGTCAGCCTGATCGTGCATCACTCAGGCCATGCGGCGACGGAGCGGCCCAGAGGCTCATCTGCAATCAGGGCGAACGTCGATTTCATGCTCGGATGTTTCCGGGAAGAAAAGCAGTTACTCGCCAACCTTGAATGCCATAAGCAGAAGGACGGGGAGTTATTTGATCCCGTGTCGTTTGATTTGGTATCTCACCAGCTTGGGTTTGACGAAGACGGTGACGCGATTAACTCGCTGGTTGCTAAACATATCAACAGCGCAGAAGAATTGTTGTCTGCCAAATCTCGGGAAGTTTCATCCCTTCGCGGCGGGAAAACTCGTGCGCTTTTGGATATTGCACACAACGGAATGTCCGAGAAGGAATTGCGATATGAGTTCTACAAAAGCCTGCTCGACATGGACCCTGAAGCAAAGCGCAAAGCCTTCAACCGGGCCAAGGCAGCAGCCGTCGATGCTGGGTTTATCGAAATGGGACTGGTTGAAGGAACGATGGAACGTCGCGTCATCGTCCTTAAGGGGGTCGAATGAAGTGTCCCGCTTTTACCGAGAAGTGTCCCGAAAGCGGGACAAAAAAAGCGGGACGGGACACTTGCGCGCGCATAAGGAAAACGGGACATTGTCCCGTCCCGTTTCCGGGACATATGCGCCCCGGAAGTGTCCCGCTTAATTTTTAGACAGTCAGCATGAAACAGCAAAAAGACGGCATGAGGGCGAGGCTTCTGGAGTTTTTCCGGCGCAACCCTGACGAGTTTTTGACTACGCCGGATGTGCAGTTGAAGTGGGGCGGGACGCAGAGCGCCATCCGGGTGTGCGTTTGCGACATGAGGAAACGCGGCGAGCTTGGGCCTGGGCCTTTTATTAGGAGGCCGGATTAATGGGCAAGGCGCAGAGGGATAAGGGCGCTAGGGGTGAGAGGGAGTTATTCGAGAAACTATCCGAGGAACTTGGATTTATTGTCCGCAGGAATGTAGATCAGGCTCGATCCGGTGGCGCTGATGGGATGGATATTCCGGGGTTTGCGGTGGAATGTAAAAGGTGCGAACGGTTAGCCCGCCCAAGTTGGTGGCGTCAGGCACTGGCCCAGGCCGAGCTAGTCAAGCGGGAGCCGATCCTGTTCTACAGACGCTCACACGAACCCTGGCGAGCGATGTTGCACCGCCATAACGACGACCCGGTTGACGTGCCCTGGGAAAAGGCGCTCGAACACATCCGCGAAAAGATCGCTTGTTGGCCCTGAGGAGAAGACATGGCACGCAAACCTGAACTCCAACCGGCGTGGTTGGTCGGTCTTCTCCACCAATGGGCCATGCGCGAGCTTCACGGCCAGACGCGGGGAATTGGTTGGTACTCAGTCAATCCCATGTTGAAGGAAGGCATACCCGTTCGGGCCGAGAGCTTTGAGCCAACAGGCTATTCGGGGCAGGACTTTGACAGGCTTGAGAAGGCGATGCGGCTGATTCCAGATCGCCACCTCCTTGCAGTGGTCAGGTACGTCATGCCCTGGCGAGCGCGGGCGATGGATGCTCAGTGGGGATTCTCGACAGACTCGTGGCTCAGGTATCTCAAGGCTGGACTAGCCGACATCGACGGCGAAATGCTTTTGCTTGACAGGAAGAACAAATGCGGCTATCTTGTCAAAAGTGTATAGGGTGACCCTCTGTCACTCCAAACCCGCCCGGAGCAATCTGTCGGCGGGTTTTTTCGTTTCGGGGGCGGCGACTCGCTACCTAACTCGGCTTCGTGCCTTGACTGCCACGCCTGCCCCCACCCTTACCAGAGCCGCACTGTTGCTCTAGGTCGCGCACTTCGACCATCACTGCGGCGTAAGTGCGAACGGCAGCGGCCCAGCGGCATTGCCGTAAGTCCGATGGACGCACCAACTTTGGACAATCCTTCGGGAACCCAAGACATGACAACACCGAATGCAGGAGCCTTTCGCAAAGGCGAGAAAAGGCCCAACCAGGGCAGGCCAAAGGGCTCGACTAACAAGCAGTCCGAGTTGATCCGCGACATGGTTGCTACAGCGCTCAATCAGTCGGGTGGCGTCGATTACCTCGCCCGCGTGTCTGAAAGCCACCCAGCAGCGTTCCTGAGCCTTGTGGGGAAGGTTCTGCCGATACAAGTGACCGGCGAAGGTGGGGACGCGATTAAGCACTCCATCACCGTGACCTTTGGCTGAAGCCTGGTTCCCCGAGAAGCTGCGATTCCTGTTCGCACCGAATCGGTACAAGGTTGTTCGCGGCGGGCGTGGTTCGGGGAAGTCGTGGGGCTTTGCTCGCTGCCTGCTGATTCAAGGCGCACAAAAGCCAATTCGCGTGCTGTGTACGCGAGAAGTCCAGAAGTCAATCGCCCAGTCTGTCCATCAACTGCTGAGAGATCAGATCGAAGCGCTGGGCCTCGGCCACCTTTACGAAGTGCTGGCGACCGAGATCAGGGGCAAGAACGGAACGCAGTTCTTTTTCTCAGGACTGAGCGATCAGACAGCGGAAAGCCTCAAGTCGTTTGAAGGCGTGGACATCTGCTGGTGCGAAGAAGCGCAGGCGATCAGCGCACGAAGCTGGAACATCCTGATTCCAACCATCCGCAAGGACGGCTCCGAGATATGGGTGAGCTTCAACCCGCAGCTTGAGTCTGACGAGACATACCGGCGCTTCGTCAGTGAGCCGCCACCAGAGTGCATCTCAATCGAGATGAACCACAGCGACAACAAGCGCTTTCCTAGCGTGCTGGAAGGCGAGCGACTGCACGCGCAGGCCACCATGAAGGCCGACGACTACGCGCATATCTGGGAAGGCAAGTGCAAGCCAGCGGTAGAGGGCGCGATCTACTTCGATCAAATGTCGAACGCAGGAAGCCGCATCGGTGGCGTTCCTCACGATCCATTGCTCAAGACTCACGCGGTTTGGGATTTGGGCTTCAACGACTCTATGTCGATCATCCTGGCGCAGAAGGTGTCCAGCGAGATCAGAGTCATTCACTACATCGAAGGCAACCAGCGGACGTTGGCTGATTACTCCGCAGAGTTGCGGGCCTTGACGCTTGACGGCCAGCCGATCAATTGGGGCCATCACTACCTGCCTCACGACGGCTTTGCCAAGCGTCACCAGACAGGCAAGCAGGACGCAGAAATATTGCAAGGGTTCGGCTGGAGCGTCCAGCGCACTCCGAACATGGATGTTGAACAAGGCATCAAGCGAGCGCGGGACTGCTTTTCACGCATCTACTTCAACAAGGAACGCACGCAGCGCCTGGTGGAGTGCTTGAAGCGGTACAGGCGAGCGATCAATCAAGCGACAAACGAACCAGGCAACCCGGTTCACGACGAGTTCAGCCACGGGGCCGATGCGTTCCGCTATCTGGCGCTGACAGTCGATCAGATGACCAACGACGAATGGGGCGGTTCTTTGAACTACCCAAAGTTGAGCTACGCATAAGGGACGCATCCGCCGCGAGGCGCTGCGAAGTAAATGGCACGAATGGACGAAGACACTCTGCGGTCGATTACCGACCAGCAGATGAGGCACGCCGTTGGCTGGTACTCGGGCAAGCTGTCGCAGCAGCGTCAGAAAGCCATGAACTACTACCTCGCGCAGGCCGTGGGCGATCTGTCGCCGCCAGAGGTTGAAGGCCGCAGCACTGTCGTTTCTCCAGACGTTCGCAACACCATCGAGGCCATGCTGCCGCAACTCATGGTGAAGTTTGCAGGCTCTGAGCGTGTTGTTGAGTTTGAGCCGAACAAGCCGGGCGACGAAAAGAAGGCAGAGCAGGCCACTGATTACGTTGGCTATCTGTTCCATCAGAAGAACAACGGCGAGGGTGTCAGTTATCGCTGGATGAAGGATGCCCTGCTGTCCAAAAACGGGATCATCAAAGTTTGGTGGGACGACAGGCACGAAGAAAAGCGCGAGGACTACAAGAAGCTGTCTGACGTTGAACTCGCCAACCTGATGGACGACGACGAGGTCGAGATCACCGAGTCCAAGTCATACCAGGACGAAGAAGACGCCGAGCAACGACAAAAAGCCATCGAGCAACTGACGCAGCAGGCGCAACAAGCGGCCCAAATGGGCGACCAGCAGGCCGTGGACATGATCACCCAGCAGATTGGGCAGATCAACGCCACACCGCCCGTGCTTTGCTACGACGTCACGGTCAAGCGCACCAACAAGTGCGGGCAGGTGCGAATCGACAACGTGCCGCCTGAAGAGTTTTTGATCTCAAGACAGGCGAAGACGATTGACGATGCGCCGTTTGTGGCCCACCGCGTCATGCGATCGATGTCCGACCTGAAGTCGATGGGCTACAAGAACGTAGACATGATTGCGGGCGACGATCAGGCCACGGCGCTCAACGCCGAGCGCATCGGGCGCATGAGCTTCGACGACGAGATGGCCTACATCCAGGCCGACATGCAGATGACGGCTGACGACAGCCAGCGCATGGTGTGGCTGACAGAGTGCTACTTGCGAGTTGACTTCGACGGCGACGGGATTGCTGAACTCCGCAAAGTGGTGCGCGGCGGCAATCAAATCCTTGAGAACGAAATCGTCGACTGCGCTCCGTTCGTGAGCATCACGCCGATTCCCATGTCGCACAAGTTCTGGGGCTTGTCGATCGCAGATCTAGGTCTTGAGGCGCAGAAGATCAACACGATGCTGTTGAGGGCGCAACTCGACAACAACAGCCTGCAAGTCAACGGTCGGTTCTACGCCATCGACGGTCAAGTCAACCTTGACGACTTGCTGGCATCGCGTCCAGGCGGCGTAGTCCGCATCAAGCAACCGGGCGCTGTGGGTCGGCTAGAGCAGGGGATGGGC